CTGAAGGTTGAATACGTGTCGGTCCTTGCACAAGCGCAGCGCCTTGTGGGGACTGGGGCCATCGAACGCCTGGCCGGCTTTGTCGGAAACCTGGCGGCCGCTAACCCAGAGGCGTTAGACAAACTCGACATGGATCAAAGTGTCGACGAGTACGCCGATATGTTGGGGGTACCACCGAAAGTGATCGTGTCAGATGAGCAAGTGCAGAAGATCCGGGCCGCCCGGGCACAGCAGATGCAGCGACAACAGCAGATGGAATCCCTGCAGCAGGGTGTTGAGAGTGCCAAGACGGCCTCCGAGACGAACACCGACGAGGGCAATCTTTTATCCCAGGTTATGTCGGGTGAGATGCCTCCCGGGGTACCGGGTGCGGGGGGAGAGGTCCCAGGAGTTTGATCGAGCGACAAGTGAGTTGATTTTTTCGTGAGACCATCCGCCACATGAAGAAAGCATACGACGCCAGCGACGCTGAAAACGTCAAGACGTCGCGGCAAAAGGACAAGAATCGGCAGGAGACTGAGGCAGAAGATCTCAGGAAACTGCTGGACACAGAATGGGGACGCCGGATTGTCTGGAGGATTCTAGACAAAGCCGGGGTCCACAGGATCTCGTTTTCAGGAAACAGCACAACCTTCTTCAATGAGGGGATGAGAAACATCGGTTGTTGGTTCCTCGACGAGGTGATGGATGCAGACACAGACGCATATCTGCAGGTCTTGAAAGAGAACCGAAAGGAGAAATAAATACATGCCAGACGAATCCTTGCTCTCCACGAATGACACCAGTGAAGTGAGTGATGCACCGGCACCCGTGGAGGCAGCAGCACCCGCTGTTGAGTCCGCACCAGAGTCCGCCCAGCAACCAGAAGGCGAGAACACCGAAACCCCGGAGGCAGGTGCCCCCGAGAGTTACGAGTCGTTCAGTTTGCCCGAGGGTTACCAGGTGGATGAATCCAAGGTGGTTGAGTTTCAAAGCTGGGCAAAGACCAACAATCTGAGCCAGGCCGCGGCCCAATCCGCTGTCGATATGTTCATTCAGCAGAAAGAACAGGACGCAGCAGCCGTGGAGAAGGCCCAAGGCGAATGGGAAGACGCATCGAAGACCGATACGGAATTCGGTGGGAACGCATTCGACGTAAGCATCAGAACGGCGGTCAAGACCATCAACAAATTCGGGACTCCCGAGTTGACTGATTTTCTGAACGCCACAGGAATCGGGAATCATCCCGAAATCATTCGAATCATGTACCGCGTCGGACAGAGCATCTCGGAAGACAAGATCGTCATGGGCAGCGCGAACGCAACGCCCAGGACTGCCGAGAAAATCATGTACCCCGACATGGCATGACTCAATAGCAAGGAGCTACACACATGGCAACTTTAAGTACAACCAACCCAACAATCGCGGACGTCGCGAAGCGGTATGACCCAGACGGCAAAATTGACACCATTGTCGAAATGCTTTCTGAGACCAACGAGCTCCTCGATGACATGAGCTATATCGAGGCGAATTTACCGACCGGGCACAGGACGACCGTCCGAACCGGTCTGCCAAGCAGCACCTGGCGTAAGCTCAACTATGGTGTACAACCTTCCAAAAGCCAGACCGTCCAGATCCAGGATTCGATCGGTATGCTGGAAGCCTACGCGGAAGTGGATAAATCACTGGCGGATCTAAACGGAAACACGGGTTCTTTCAGACTCTCTGAAGACCGCGCATTTCTGGAATCGATGAACCAGACGATGTCGTCCACGTTTTTTTACGGCGACACCGGGGCGGACCCCGAGAAGTTCATGGGACTCTCGCCGCGGTTCAACAGCCTCAGTGCCGAAAACGGACAGAACATTCTGTCCGCGGGTGGTTCAGGATCCGACAACACCAGCGTTTGGCTGGTTGTGTGGGGCCCGAACACCGTCCATGGCCTGTATCCAAAAGGCAGCCAGGCTGGGATCCAACATCGTGATCTCGGAGAATGGACGCTGGAAGATGCCGCTGGCGGTAAATACCAGGGCTACAGGACCCACTATAAATGGGACATCGGCATGACGGTTCGAGACTGGAGATACATCGTTCGTATTCCGAACATTGATATTTCCGACCTCACGAAGGACAAGTCAGGTTCTTCAGCCGATCTTACTGACCTGATGATTCAGGCCTGTGAGAAAATCCCGAATTTCGGGGCCGGCCGTGCTACCTGGTACGTTAACCGCACCATCAGTTCTTTCCTTCGTCGCCAGGTTCTGAACACCAACAATGTTCGGATCTCGATGGACGAGGTCGCTGGTAAACGCGCACTCACTTTCGATGGATATCCTGTCCGTCGCTGTGATTCTTTGTTGAACACCGAAGCTGTTGTCAGCTAGGAGACAGTATGATTATTGATTACAATTTACAATTCAGTGATGCCCAGGCTGTTACGGCGGATGCGGCATCAACCAATATCGTCGATCTAGGCGGGGATTGGGACATCGGTCCCGGCGAAGAGATGAAGCTCGCGTTCTCGTGCGACGTGACGATGGGCGGGTCTAGCCCGACCGTCATTTTCAAACTACAGACCTGCGCGACTGCCGGTGGCACCTTCACTGACATTGCGACGTCTCGTCAAGTAGCTGCGATGGCCGCTGGCGACATGGTCGTCATGGGCATCCCGGACACGAACTTGCAGTTCATCCGGGCGTACTACGACGTCGGCGGGACTTCACCGACGGGTACGTTCAGTGCTGCGATCGTGAAGGACGCGCAGCAATGGGCCGCATTCGCTGACGCGATCTAGTCCTGATGGTAAAAGTTAAGGCCACGAGCCGAGGCTATTACCATGTACTGAGAGAGGAGGGGGACATCTTCGAGGTGCCCTCTTCCGAACTCGGTTCCTGGATGGAGGTTCAGAAAGAAAGTAAGCCGAAACGGCGCCGGAAAAAGCCGAACTCGGTTTATAGCCCCCCTGAAGAATGAAGTCGATCCCAGATGATGTGGAGAGCCTCAAGGAACTCTACGCGTCCTGGGACGGTTTCGATGACGCCATCATCGGCGTTGCAGAGCGTTGCAGCCAGGAACCTGTGCTGGTGTACGACTACGCAGCCATGGTGGATTTGATGAGCAAGCGCGATGGTTTATCGAGAGCCAACGCCGAGGAGTTCATCCAGTTCAACCTGGTCGGCGCCTGGATCGGGGAACAAACCCCTTTAGTTTTTTACGAGTGAAGCGATGGCCTCAGAAGTTGATATCTGTAATCTTGCCCTGTCGCACATCGGGGGCGACGCAACGATTTCCTCACTGTCCGAGCAGAGTGAAGAGGCGTTTCATTGCAATCTGCTCTACCCAGATTTAAGAGACGCGGTTTTGAGGGCCCACCCGTGGGCATTCACCACCCGTCATATTGCCTTATCGGACGTCGGTTCCCCACCCGGGAACTGGTTGTACCGGTATTCTTACCCGTCTGACTGCCTGGTTGCCCGGGAGATCCTGCAGACAACCGTCGCGGGGGACCCAATCGCTTTCGAGGTCGCCCTTGGGGACGCTTATAACTCCCTCGTCATCCTGACAGATCTGGAAGCGGCGACTTTGATCTACACGCATAAAGTTACCAACCCCCTGGTGTTTGACCCTTTGTTTGTCCAGGCCCTGGCCTGGCGTCTTGCCGGCGAGCTGAGTATGCCGCTGACACGAGATTCAAAACGGATGGAAGCGGCATATCAGATGTACAACGGCACCCTGGCCGAGGCGTTCAAGCTAAACGCCAACGAGAGCCATCTACCCACGAGCCGGGAGGCCGACTGGATCACTGGGAGGGCCTAGATGCCCGCTACGTATATCCAACCCAGCTTCACCGGGGGCGAACTCTCCCCCTCTTTACATTCCCGAGTTGATCTTGCGAAGTATGCGACAGGTCTGAAGACCTGCCGGAATTTCTTTGTGCAGGCCCATGGCGGTATATCCAACCGCCCCGGGACCCAGTTCATTGTTGAGGTGAAGACCTCCTCGAAGCAGGTCCGCCTGATCCCCTTCGAGTTCAACACCACCCAGACCTACGTCCTCGAATTCGGGGATCTGTAC